ATTAGGAGAACTAGTATGGCAGAGCAGACATTTAAGTCTCCAGGCTTTTTTGAAAGAGAAATAGAAGTAATTAGTAGGCCTATTAATAGAAACATTGCTACTCCTGTAGGACTTATTGGTCCTGCACAGCGTGGACCAGCATTTGTTCCAACAACAGTTTCATCACGAGAGGAATTTATTCGTATTTTTGGAGCTCCGGATCGACATCGTCTTGGAGGACATGCAGCTGCTGAGTTCTTTCGCAATCAAGGTAAAGCACTTACATTTTGTAGAACACTAGGAAGTGGCCTAGTTGATGGCGCGAATGCAGGATTCGAATTAACACATACAGCACCTGCAGGAGATGATTATACTTTAGCTACAAAAGGTGCAGTTCACTTTATTACAGCACAACATACTCTTAATGATGCTGAATTCCTAGGTTTAGCAATGTTTAACGACAATGACTCGCATACAACAAACATGGATGAGTCTAATTTAAATGATCAAAGCAATGCAGCTGATAACGGTGTTGAATTAGTACGTGCAATGATTTTTGCGCATAAGGACTATGCTGTTAAGATTAGAAACAAGAATGATAATGCAGGTGCCGAAGATACTAATGATATTGCTACAGCATCATCTAGTTCTTTTCTTATTTTGTTCGATGACGATGGAACAAAAACAACACCTTTAGAAGTTTCACTGGATCCAAGTAGCGAAAAATATATCGCGAAAGTATTAAATACAGATCCATTAGCTTTTGATGATGAAAAACATTTTCTATATGCACATTTTCCTGTTGACACAGCTGTTGCTGAAGTAGGAACAGGCACAGTTGCTGTAGTACATGGAAGTAGTGATGCAAATGCTACACACTATGGAAACTTTTCACAAAGATTTTCTGCACCACAAACACCTAAATTCATTTCTCAGCCTTTTGGTACAAAAGAATATGATCTTTTCCATTTTGAGTCTCTAGATGATGGTGCATATGCTAGCGGCAAATATAAGATTTCTATTGCAAATCTTAAAGCAAGTACTGATCCTACAAATGACTTTGGAACTTTCTCTGTAGTTATTAGAGATATTAAAGACACGGATGATTCTCCTATTGTTTATGAGACATTTACAAATTGTTCTTTAGATCCAGATGCAGAGAATTTTGTTGGTAGAGTTATCGGTGATCAGAAGATTTACTATAATTTTGATGAAGCAAATGAAGATGAGCGTCGTTTAATTCTAGAAGGAACACATAGAAATGTTTCAACTAAAGTTAGAATCGTTATGTCTGACGATGTTCTTAATGGCGAAGTTCCACAAACTGCACTTCCTTTTGGATTTAGAGGAGTTCCTGCGCTATTAATGACAGACAATGCAAAAGATCACGGCGGAAGCGGAACATCATTTGTTACAGGAAAGGATTTAGGCTTAGATAATTTAGACAAAGCAGTTTTACCTCCTTTGCCTTATAGATTCAAGGTTACTAAGGGTGATATTAGAGATGGTGGTGCTTCTTACGGGCAAACATTTACAGGTGAAGCATCTGATTCTGAGTCTGTTAACTTTAATCTTCACTGGGGATTGATGACAACACGTGTTGAAGATATCAATAATGCAAACAAAGGTGTCCAGTTTAATGAGATTATCTCAAATTATACGAAATTCTTAGGTGCAAGTATAACAACTATTGGAACAGGATCACTTGCTGATAGCCATAACAATAACAAGTTTTCCCTTGCAAAGGTTGCATTAAGTGGATCCTCACTTTCATCTATTAGTGGTAATATTAATGATGTATTTAAGGATGCAGCTTATATAAGAAATGCAGATGCTGATAATTCAACTCTTTATGATGCAGCACAACACCTTATTCTTGCAGGTTCTTCAAATGATAAATTATCATTAGATGGCAACAGAGTTTCTTTGGCGAAAATGTTGGCTGAGGACAAAGCAAAGTTTAATAGATATTCAGTAATGATGAAGTTTACAGCTCCACTTTATGGTGGATTTGATGGATTGAATATTTTTGACGAAGATTCTTTCTTTATGACAGATAGAGCAGCTTCTATTGAATCAAATGGAGTTAATGGTGCAAAAGGTAAAGCACATGCTGATGGGTTTGATAGCGGATTATCTGGAACAACAAATGCAGCAATGCAAGGAAGTGGTGATAGCAATAATATCGTTGCTTCTTATAAGAACGCAATACGTATTATGACTGATGACATGGTTGTTAATCATAACGTTTTAGTTGTTCCGAACATTAGAGATGCTGCGATTACAGACTTTGCTAAGCGTCGTGTTGAAGATTATGGAAAAGCATTATATGTAATGGACATTCCACAATACAATACAGACTTTGAGCGTTTATTTGTAAATG